TAGAACGAGGAGCCTCAACTCCTACTTTATTTTTATATCCAACACCAGACGGAGCTCATACATTTAAATATTACGGTTTAACTAAAATACAAGATGCAGGAGATTATAATGATCAATTAGAAGTACCTACTAGATTCTTACCCTGCCTTACATCTGGTTTAGCTTATTATGTGTCTGTTAAAAAAGCACCAGAAAGAACTCCTTTATTAAAACAATTGTATGAAGAAGAATGGAAAAGAGCATCTGAAGAAGACAGACCTCGTTCAAGTTTTTTTGCTACACCTGCGAGAGATTATATATAATGCCTAAAGCTAGTGGTAAGTTTTCTAAAGCCATATCAGATAGAAGCGGTATGGAGTTTCCATACAAAGAAATGAGAAAAGAATGGAACGGTTCTTTTGTACATAAATCTGAATTTGAAGAAAAACATCCTCAGATTGAAAGACAAAAACATTCATCTGATGCGCAAAGTATAGAAGATTCAAGACCAGATAGATTGGAGCCTATGACAGTTTTTGTTGGAGGTTCGGGATTTTTTGAATATAATGATTCAATGCAAGCATCAAAAAAACAACCACCTTTAATGTCTGCAACAATTGGTAAAGTAACAGTGAGTGTATCATAATGGCCGTCACCTATTCAGAATTAACTCAACAAATATTAAATTATACAGAAGTTGACACAGATGTTCTTTCTTCAACAATTACAAATGATTTTATAGAACACGCAGAAAATAGAATATTTAGAGATGTAGATATTGATGTGTTTAAATCTCATCAAACTGCAAATTTAACAGCTAGTAATCCTTTTTTATCATTACCTGGTGGTGGTAGGCCAGAACCTACTTCATTAGGAACTGTAAGAACAATGCAAATTTTTGCACCCTCCGGAACACCCACAAGAAATTTTTTAGAACAAAGAGACGTAAGCTACATGAATGAGTATTGGCCAGATAGAACCTCTACTGCTGAACCCAGATATTGGGCTTGGTGGGATCATAACACTATTTATGTTGCACCTACTCCTGATCTAGCATATAACGTAGAATTAGGTATAACTAGATTACCAACAAGACTGTCTAGTTCAAACAGTACCTCATGGTTAGGTGATAATGCACCCGCATTATTACTTTATGGATGTCTTGCAGAAGCCTTCAAGTTTTTGAAGGGACCAGCTCAAATGCTGCAAATTTATGAGCAATCATACCAACGTGCTCTTCAAGAGTTAGTCATAGAACAACAAGGAAGACACCGAAGAGATGAATACATGCATGGAGCTCTTAGAACTCCTTTGCAATCTAAAAACCCATAGGAGAATAAAACATGGCAATAACTCAAGCTGTTTGTACAAGTTTTAAACAAGAGTTACTAGTAGGAACCCACAATTTTACTGCGAGTTCTGGAGACACTTTTAAAATAGCTCTGTACACAAGTTCTGCTTCATTAGGTGCTAGCACTACTGCTTTTAGTACCTCAAATGAAGTATCAGATTCAGGAACATATAGCTCAGGTGGAGGATCACTAACAAGTGTTACTCCAACAACTTCAGGAACAACTGCTATTTGTGATTTCGCTGATATATCTTTCACCTCTGCAACAATTACAGCGAGAGGAGCTTTGATTTACAATAGCTCTCAATCAAATAAAGCTGTAGCTGTTTTAGATTTTGGTGGTGATAAAACTTCAACTAGTGGAACATTTACTATTCAGTTTCCAACTGCTGATGCAAGTAACGCTATATTAAGATTAGCATAGGAGAAAATTTAAATGGCATTAGTCATTAATGATAGAGTAAAAGAAACAACTACAACTACAGGCACAGGAGCGGTATCTCTTGGAGGTGCTGTAACGGGTTTTGAAACTTTTGCAGCTGGAGTAGGGAATAGTAACACAACTTATTATTGTATTGCTCATCAAGATCAATCAGAGTTCGAAGTAGGACTTGGAACTTTAGATGGAGATAGTTCAGATTTAACTAGAACTACAGTAATATCTAGTTCTAATAGTGATAATGCAGTAAACTTTAGTGCAGGTACAAAAGATGTTTTTTGCACATTACCTGCAAGTAAATTAATTTTTGAAGATGGAAGCAATAATGTAGCTTTTGGTGGTGCTGTAACAGGTGTTACTAATCTTACTGCGTCTGGTGAAATAGATGCTGCTACTTTAGATATTTCAGGAAATGCAGACATAGATGGAACATTAGAGGCTGATGCAATTACATTAAACGGAACTGCTTTATCTTCTACTTTTGCTAGTTTATCTGGTGATAATACTTTTACAGGCGACATCAGTGTAGGAGACGATCTTACTGTTTTAGGTGGAGTTATTGAATTCAAATCAAATAGTGGTTCACCTGCTTCTCTTAAAATGTATTGTGAATCATCTAATGCTCACTTTCAAACACTACAACCACAACCCCACTCAGCTAGTGCTGCGAACACGTTAAGATTACCAAATAGTGGAGACAGTGGTACACAAGACTTAGTTGCTGTTGATATTACACAAACATTAACAAATAAAAGATTAACCTCTCCAAAACTAAATGAGGATGTAGCAATCACTGCTACAGCCACAGAAGTAAATTTATTAGATGGTGTGACTGCAACAACCGCTGAATTAAATATACTTGATGGTGTTACATCTACCGCAGCTGAATTAAATATACTTGATGGTGTAACTACTACAGCCACAGAATTAAATATTATGGATGGTGACACTGCTGCTTCATCAACAACTTTAGTAGATGCTGACAGAGTGGTTACTAATGATGCAGGAACGATGAAGCAAGTTGCTTTAT